CATAAGTGAAATTGAGAGCGGAGTTGAAGTAAATGTGAGAGTGAAGATTTCGCAATTAGAAGTGCAGGTCAGTGTTAATGGTGGTGAGTGGCTGGTATTTTCAGGCTCACCAGTAAATCCGAGCTTATTTACGACTCTTGATATTTTCAATATGAGAGGGGCTAGCGTAGCTAGCGGACACATCGCCAAACTAATCTACACCCCAAGCGCAGGAGCATAACATGCAACACGACATCTTAGGCGCTGTCCAAATTCAAGCCGACAGCTACAACGCAGACAACCCGCATCATTCGGTCCATGAATACGAGGACGAGAATGGGGAAACGGTCTATACGTATCAAGACAACCGATTCCATGTCAACGCGCTTGAGCCTATCGAGGGTGCTGACGAATTCATTATCAGCCCGAATCCGCATAGCCGAGTGTTTAGCGGTGTGCCGATTGAGAATCATATCTTCTATCGGTTCGAAAGCGAAGCGCAGTACAGAGAGTTTGTGCCAGTGATTGAGGAGGACGTATGAAACTAATCCAGAACTGGAAACAAGCATGGAAGTTCACATCAGTCCAGACAGCTTTAATCTTGGCGGCGGCAAACGGTTTGTTTGCCGTTCTGCCGATGCTGTCTAGCTATGTAACACTCCCTGTGTACGCATTAATTATGATGATCGGCAATATCGGTATCGTCGTATTAAGGCTTATTGCACAACCAAGTGTAAAATAGGCGGTCATATGCACGATATTATCATAAGCAGAGCGTATTATAGTGATTGTACTATTGGGAGAGTATTCTTGCCCAATCATGGATTCCAATGTTTTTCATTAGAACTGCCGTGGCTTAATAATGCTTCCGAGATATCGTGCATTTCGGAGGGGTCGTACGTCGCTCGGAAGCGGCTAAGCCCCGCGAACGGACTCGTCTATGAACTGGAGAACGTGCTAAATCGGACTTTTATTCAAATCCATGCTGGCAATTATACGTCCCAGATTTTGGGGTGTATTCTTGTGGGAGACAGCATTAAATTCTTAAATAATGACACGATACCCGATGTAACTAATTCTAATAACACTTTACAAAAAATACTCGGATTGTTGGCCGAAGAAATTACAATATCGATTCGTTCAGCTTCCATTCCTTTAAATTTACCACTTAAATAAGGGTATGGCATGCATGAGAAATTTCAACCATTGGTGGATTTTTTATTAAGTATTCCGCCTCACGTACAAGGGGTTTTTATGGCTATAATTGTATCGATCCTTCGTGTAGTATATGACAGAAAGGAAACTTCTAGAATGAGAATATTACTAGAAGCTATTTTATGCGGCTGTTTGACTCTAGCCAGTGCTAGTATAATCAAATGGCTTGGCTGGCCCGATGAAATCATCATAACAGTTGGTGGTATCATTGGGTTTATCGGTGTGATGGAATTACGCAGACTTGGTATTAAATACATTGATCATTTCGGTCCTAAGGATAAAAAATGAGTCTACTTGCTATATTAGCGCCTATGTTAGGTGATGTTGTTAAATCATTGTTTCCAGACAAAGAAGCACAACAAAAAGCGCAAAACGAAATCACCGCTTTGTTGATCCAAAAACAGGCGGAAATCGAAAATGCTGCAGCTCAAGTAGTAACAGCCGAAGCTAGTAGTAAACATTGGCTTGCCGCCAATTGGCGTCCGTTGCTTATGCTGACTTTTGGTGGATTAATAGTGGCTAGATGGTTTGGTTGGGCTGCGCCTAATCTTTCCGAAGCAGAATATCTCGCATTATGGGATATTGTCGAACTCGGCATCGGTGGCTATGTTATAGGCCGCTCTGCTGAAAAAATACTACCGCAGGTTGCTGCTGTAGTGAAAAAGGGCAGTTAAACTGCCCGTCTCTCTGGTGTGTGTTTGGCCGACTAATCATCGGCCTTTTTTTCGCCCGTCCGATAATCTAGACCGTTGATCTCGCGCTCGATCAGCGTGGCGTATCCAACGATGTCATGCCAATGGTCGGGATCACGTTTCGTGCTTGTTACTATGCGACTAATTTTAGTGCATATTAAATCTAACGAATGCAGTTCGGTTGGTCTAAAGAATTGTGGGTTCGGCATGTGTTTACGTATTGCCTTCTTCAATTCTTCCGCCAGTGAACATTGTTGATAATAATCACCATGGGTTTCGCCACGTGATTTAAAAGTTTCATTGATGTTGGCCATCATTTCCTCCTAGTAGGTCATATAATTCATTTTCATCAATATACGCACCCCAAACTTTAGTGGCACATAACTTCCAGTAACTTGGGCGTGGGTTATCAAATAATGGTTTAGCTTGTTCTTCTGATTGTAAGTGTATCAGTATGTGTTCACGTCCACCCCCCTTTGGTTCTATTCTAAGAAACAAGTAAATCCTTTTATGATTGACTCTCAAGCGTCTTCTTATCCACGTCTTTTGAGTACCTCTAACATCGAAAGATTTACCATTCTTGCTATATTTACATTCTATCCAGCCCTCTACGCCATTAAATAAGCAATAATTGGTGTCTGGTACGCCAGCCGATGTTGCATGTGACTCTATTTGGCTAACGTGGCCATTAATCTTATCGGCCACGTATTTGCGGAATGTAGTCTCTCCGCTCATGCTTCACCATATAAAACACTATCGGCAGTGTCGCATATTGCTTTTGCTAATTTATCACTACCAGATGATAATGATTGAATCACGTCGTCTAATTGGCCCACTAATAATTCCTGTACGTCTTTAGCTCGTTGGCCAGTACCGAAATTCTGCAAGAAATGAATGGCATCTATTAGGTCGGCACACTTCACAATGGTACGTTCATCAGCATTCATTCTGTCGTAATTTTTCTTAACGCCTTCCAATTTTCCGAAGTCGAACCCCAATTGTTCCATTCTGCGCTTGGTTGGCGATGGGATGTCGCCAGTAATACATTCATCTAAATCATGTTCCAATGCAGCCTTTATCACCAATTCGTCAAACATGCCCATTTTGGTGCAGACAGAGCGTGAAATCATTACCACATTGAATGTGTGTTCTGCCACCGATTGGGGTCGGGTAGTGGCCACAAGTGACCACCGTTTTACGTTCTGTGCTCGAAGAATTTCATTGAGACTTAACATTCTTTCTACTCCGATATCTGTCTAATTGTTGCTGCACCAATCCAATGAGGAAATTGTGGATGTCGGCGGCTTCTTCAATGATATTAATCATATCGCCGCTTCTAATCCCCTCTGCTAGTTCTTCCATTTCATTGGCCATAGCATCCAATAACATGTGTGATTCCACATCTTCAATATTGCCTTTATGGGCGTTCATCATCATTTTGACCTCGGCCATCTTATTGATGACCTCGGTCGCTTCTGCATATTTATTCATGTGTGTCCTCTACATCTAAGATTGATGGACCCCATCCCAAATACCGAACAATCTTTCTGCTGTGCTTGTTGTTCGATACTATGTTCTGGTCCGCGATAAATTCGATTTGCTTCCGAACTCGCAAGGCTTCAGCGCCGTCGTAATTGCAGAAATTCAAGAATATTTCGTTAGGTTGACACGCAAAAATAGCCTGCTTAATTTGCTCGAACGAAAAAGTGAACACACGACGTGGGCGTTTAGTTACTGTAGTAAGTTCTATCTTTTGGTTTAGCGCTTCGAAGCTCGTCTCCGTCTGATCGTGGTATACATCGCCACTATACCCGTCTGGCGTGTTCCCGACCCGTATCGGGTGCACCCTCGCCGTACCGACGACCCGTGTCAGCCATGAATGGGGTAGACCCATATCGGCCATGAATCGAGCTGGTGTACAATCACGACTGGTACAGTACGGCCAGAACCCTGCGTTTAGTCCGAGGCTATACCCTTGTGCGCCTTCAGCAAGTATATATCCAGATTGCATTAGTCTCTTGCGCCATTGATCATGACTAACCACACACGTCTCGAATTCTGTTCCTTTAAGAACTGTCACAGCGCGGAAATCACGTTCTGGGTTTCGCATCATTTTGTCGACAATTGCGGCCATAGAACCTTGCATGGTGCTAGCAATTTTAGATAATGACGCTTGCTCCAATTCTCGGTGCTCATCTTGTAGTACAGTAGCATCTGGGTGAATATACAATTTGTGGTATGTGTTGCCTAAAAGATCCATACAACTTTCTGCTTCCTTGCGTAACTGTTCAAGAGAGAACACTGATTGCGGCCCAATCATACAACGTTCTAGATTGGGTGATACAATTCCGTTTGGCAACACCTTATGCATGAAAACTCTGCCTTTAGCGTTAATATATGTATGCCCAGCATTTGGCATGTTGGCATTTATAACCGTATCTGGACTCTCTCGCTCGGCTAAGTACCCA